TAAAGTTATATGCTAGAGGTGAACAACCAGTTCAAAAATATAAAGATGAATTAGCTATAAATGGTGATTTATCTTATCTTAACCTTGATTGGAAACCAGTACCTATTTTATCTAAATTTGTAGATATAGTTGTAAATGGTATATCTAATAAAGAATATGATATAAAAGCTTACGCGCAAGATCCAGAATCAGTAAAACAAAGAACAATGTATGCAACAGGTATTGCAGAAGATATGTTCGCAGCACAACAAATAGCTCAAGCACAACAAAACTTAGGAATTGATCTACAAAGATCTAATATCTCCCCTTTAGATATGCCTAGAACTGAAGATGAATTAGAGTTACATATGCAGCTTTCTTATAAACAATCAATAGAGATTGCAGAAGAAGAAGCAATAAGCCAAATATTAGATCAAAACAAATGGGATTTAACAAAGAGAAGATTAAACCAAGATTTGGTAACATGTGGAATCGCTTGTGCTAAAACTAGTTTTAATAAGACTAACGGAATAACTGTAGACTATGTTGATCCTGCTTATGTTGTTTATTCTTATACAGAAGATCCAAATTTTGAAGATATATACTATGTAGGAGAAGTTAAATCTATAACTATTCCAGAGTTAAAAAAACAATTTCCTCATATATCTAATGAAGAATTACAGAAAATCCAAGAAATGCCTGGAAATAGGCAATATATAACTGGTTGGGGAAATTATGATAACAATACGGTTCAAGTATTATATTTTGAATATAAAACATATATGAATCAAGTATTTAAATTAAAGCAAACAGAAAATGGATTAGAAAAAATAATCCAAAAAACTGATGAATTTAATCCTCCTCCTAGTGATAATTATAATAGAGTTTCTAGAAGTATAGAAGTATTATATGAAGGTGTTAAAATACTAGGTACTAATACTATGTTAAGATGGAGACTTGCTGAAAACATGACAAGACCTGTGGCTGATACCACTAAAGTTGAAATGAATTATGCTGTGTGTGCTCCTAGAATGTATAAAGGAAAAATTGAATCATTAGTAAGTAAAATAACTGGTTTTGCTGATATGATTCAACTTACGCATTTAAAAATGCAACAAGTACTAGCTAGAATGGTTCCAGATGGAGTATTCTTAGACATGGATGGTCTTGCTGAGGTTGATTTAGGTAATGGTACAAATTATAACCCAGCAGAAGCATTAAATATGTATTTCCAAACTGGTAGTATAGTTGGTAGATCACTTACTCAAGATGGAGATTTAAATAGAGGTAAAGTTCCTATTCAAGAACTTACATCTTCAGCGGGTGGTGCTAAATTACAAAGCTTAATTCAAACGTATCAATATTATCTTCAAATGATTAGAGACGTGACCGGATTAAATGAAGCAAGAGATGGATCTTTACCTGATAAAGATGCTTTAGTAGGATTAGCTAAAATGGCAGCGAATCAATCTAATATTGCTACTAAACATATAAACCAAGCTAGCCAATTTATAGCATTGAGAATTTGTGAAAATATTTCTAAAAAAATAATAGATGTATTAAGTTTTCCTCTTACGCATAATGCTTTGATAGAAAGTGTTTCTTTATTTAATGCACAGACATTGTCAGAAATATCTCATCTAAATTTACATGATTTTGGTATTTTCTTAGAACTAGAACCAGACGAAGAAGAAAAGCAAATGCTAGAACAAAATATTCAAATAGCATTACAAGCAGGAGGAATTGATTTAGAAGATGCTATAGATATACGTCAGATAAAAAATCTTAAATTAGCGAATCAATTATTAAAGCAAAGGAGAAAAAGAAAAGCAGAAAGAGATCAAGCTCAACAACAGGCTATGATAGAGGCTCAAGCTCAAGCTAACGCAGTGGCGGCAGAAAAAGCTGCTATGGCAGAAGTACAAAAACAATCTGCGGTTACAGAACAGAAAGTTCAAATTGAACAAGCTAAATCACAGTTTGAAATACAAAGAATGCAGATAGAACTTGAAGTAAAACAACAACTAATGGCTCAAGAGTTTGAATATGATAAACAACTTGCGCAAATAGAATTAGGTAATGCTTCAGTAAAAGAAAAAGAAATAGAAGATCGTAAAGATAAAAGAGTACGCATACAAGGCACTCAGCAGAGTGAACTTATTCAACAAAGGCAAAACGATGGAAGTCCTAGAGATTTTGAAAACCAAAACCAAAACATGAGTTTAGGGGATTTAGGAGTTGATGCGTTTATGCCTATGTAATTATTAATTTTATAATATTATATTATGTCAACAGAAGTAAAACAAGAAGGCGACTTTAAACTAAAGTCAAAGCCTAGAAAACCTAAAAATTTAGGTAAAGAAGAAAAACCTTATAAAGTGGATTTAAATGATCCAAATGCACAGGGAGAAGTTGTACCGGATAAGGTTAAAATAAAAGTAAAAACAGAAGATTTAAACAAATTAGGAGATGCCGTTCCAAAGCGACCAACAGGAGACATTCCTGAAACACAACCATCCGGAGATATACAAAAAGTGGATGACGAAGTACGGGCCAGCGAGGAAGTTGTGCAAGTACAAGAACCCAAAGAGGATGTTAAATCTGAAGAAAACCCAATAGAAGAGGTAACTGAAGAGGTTAAGGAAGAAAAACCTAAAGAAAAAACAGTAGAACAACCACAGCCGGAAGCTGTTCCGCAAGTTGTTTTACCTGAGAATATAGAAAAATTAGTTTCTTTTATGAAAGAAACTGGAGGTACTGTAGAAGATTATGTAGCATTAAACAAAGATTATTCTAAAGTAAATGATACAGGAATTTTATATGAGTATTACTCTAAAACGAAACCCCATCTTAATAGAGAAGAAATTACTTTCTTAATGGAAGATAATTTTACTTTCGACGAAGATGAGGACGAAGCAAGAACGATCAAAAAGAAAAAGCTTGCTTTTAAAGAAGAGATTGCAAAAGCTAAAGATTATTTAGAAGGTTCTAAACAAAAATATTACGACGATATCAAGTTGAGACCGGGCGTAAATCAAGAACAACAAAAAGCTTTAGATTTTTTCAATCGATACAATGAGCAGCAAGAAGTAGCTACAAAACAACATGAAGATTTTAGGACTCGTACTAACAATCTTTTCTCTAATGATTTCAAAGGTTTTGATTTCGAGGTAGGAGAAAAGAAATATAGGTACAAAGTCAATGAACCTTCTAAAGTTGCTGAAAATCAAGTTGATGTTAATAATTTTTTAAACAAATATTTGGATAAAGAAGGTAATATGTCAGACGAAAAAGGTTATCACAAAGCTATGTACGCTGCAATGAATGCTGATAAAATTGCTCATCATTTTTATGAACAAGGGAAGGCCGATGGCATTAAGAATGTTATTGAAACTTCCAAAAACCCATCAACTGACGAACCGAGGCAAGTTGCCGATGGAAACGTTTTTATAGGCGGATTAAAAGTAAAATCGATTAGTGGATTAGACTCATCTAAACTAAAAATAAAAACACGAAAATTTAACTAATTAAAAATTATAAATTATGGCTTTAAGTCCTCAATTTGGCTCGATTACACCGAGTCAATCACAACTGGCACTTCAATCCAATTACATTAACTTTGCTGGTGCAGCGGGGGTAAATTTTTCTCAACAATATTTACCTGAGTTATATGAGCAAGAAGTTGAAAGATATGGTAATAGAACTTTATCTGGATTCTTGAGAATGGTTGGAGCAGAAATGCCTATGACAAGTGACCAAATAGTCTGGTCAGAACAAAATAGACTACACATATCTTACGATAACTGTACAAGTGTATCAGCTGCTGGAACAATTACAATTCCTGTTACAGCTGCGGGTGCTGCTACTCCTATCGTAAATGTGATTTCTCCATCTTCAACAATTGTTGTTATGGATAACCTTGGGAATGAATGTAAATGTTTAGTTACTGCTTCCGACACTAGATTAGCTGGTGGTGGTGGTAATCCTGGACAACTTACTGTGCAACCTTATACTGCTGCAAATTTAATTGCTGCTGGTATTGCTAACAGTGCTAATAACAAAATATTTGTTTACGGTTCTGAATTCCAAAAAGGAACATCAACAGGTAACGCTACTGCAGGAGCTAATGCTTTAGCTCAGGCTAATAACCCAATGGTTAGCGTTGACCCTGCTTTCTCTACATTTACTAATTCACCAATCATTATCAGAAGTCAATATACTGTTAACGGTTCTGACACAGCTCAGATCGGTTGGGTAGAAGTTGCTACTGAAGATGGTACAGGTGGATATCTATGGTTCTTAAAAGCTGAGTCTGAAACAAGACTTAGATTTGAAGATTACCTAGAAATGTCTGTAGTAGAAGGAGAGTTAAACTCTGGTGGTGCTATCGCTGCTGCTTATAATGGTACTGAAGGTTTATTCGCTGCTATTAATAACGGTGGTAACGTAGAAGTTGGATTCACAGCGGCTGCTGGAATCGACGCTTTTGATGCTATACTTAAAAACCTTGATACTCAAGGGGCTATTGAAGAAAACATGTTATTCTTGAACAGATCTACTGCTCTTGATTTTGACGATATGTTAGCTTCTATATCTTCAGGAGTTGCAGGTGGTGTTGCTTTTGGATTGTTTGAAAATTCAGAAGAAATGGCACTTAATCTTGGATTTAGTGGTTTCAGAAGAGGTTCTTATGACTTCTATAAAACAGATTGGAAATATCTAAATGACGCTTCTACAAGAGGCGCTATGACAGGTCCTGCTTCTATTGAAGGAGTATTAGTTCCTGCAGGTACTTCTACTGTTTATGACCAAATTCTTGGTACAAACATTAGACGTCCTTTCTTACATGTAAGATATAGAGCTTCTCAAGCTGACGATAGAAGAATGAAATCATGGTTAACAGGTTCTGTTGGCGGTGCGTTTACTTCTTCTCTTGATGCAATGGAAGTTAACTTCTTATCTGAAAGATGTTTAGTAACTCAAGCTAGAAATAACTTTGTATTATTCAAAGGTATCTAGTAATATTTGTAAAGGATAGGCGCTTCGGCGCCTAGGCCTTTATATTAACTATTTAATTATATTATATTATGGTAAAAACAAAAGAAAAAAATATTCCTTCTGTAGAAAAACAGTGGGAAATAAAAGATAGACATTACTTTTTAAAAGGTAATCACAAACCTTTAACACTAACTATTCCTTCTAGACATACTAGAAAACATCCTTTATTATGGTTTGATGAAGAGTTAGGATCACAAAGAGAATTAAGATACGCTACAAACCAAAGTTCAGTGTTTGTAGATGAACAAAAAGGTGAAGCAACAATGGGTCATATTACTTTTCATGATGGCGTAATGCATGTACCTAAACAATCACAGAATTTACAGAAAATGTTGTCATTATATCACCCTTTAAAAGGACATAAATATCAAGAACATGACGCTGTAGAGGTTGCTAAAGATGAACTAGTAGATTTAGAATTAGAAATCATGTCATTAAATGCTGCTAAAGCAATGGAAGTAGAACATGCTGAAGCTATTCTAAGAGTAGAAAGAGGAACTCAGGTTAATGAAATGACTTCTAAAGAAATAAGAAGAGATATTTTATTATTCGCTAAAAAGAATCCTAAACTATTTATTGAATTAGCACAAGATGAAAATGTTCAATTAAGAAACTTTGGTATTAAAGCAACAGAGGCAGATATTATATATCTTTCAAATGATCAAAGAAGTTTTCATTGGAGAACTAATGATAAGAAACTTATGACAATTCCTTTTGATGAAAATCCATATTCAGCTTTTGCTGCATATTTAAAAACTGATGAGGGAGTAGAGGTTTACAAGTCTATTCAAAAGAAAATGAAATAACAAATACTAATAACAGGTAGTCATTATATGGCTACCTAGTTATTACATAATATAAATAGCATGGCGATAAACGTAGATAAGGTTTATAAAACAGTCTTATTAATATTAAATAAAGAACAAAGAGGTTACTTAACACCTTATGAGTTTAATCAAATATCAACTCAAGTTCAATTAGAAATATTTGAAACTTATTTTGAAACTATAAATCAACAGCTGCGTATACCTCAAAACGAAAGTGAATATGGTGATCGTTATAAGACTGTAGAAGAAAAATTAGACATCTTTAAAACAATTGGTGACGGAGCATATGTTAACGTTGCTGGTGGTGAAAGCTATTTTACAACTCCAACAACTTCAGGAGTTGCTAGCGGAACTCAAACATTTGCAACCGCAAATGGTCAAACCGCGTATCCCCTTACAACTATAACACAAGCCCAAGTAGAAACTAGTTCACTTGTTGTTACCTTAAATGGAACAGCATATGCTAACTATAATATAACTGGTGGTAATTTTAATTTAACCGCTGGTGCTATCGCCGCTGGTTCTACTTTATTAATAACCTTGTATCCTAAAGATTTTTATAAACTAGGAACAGTTTTATATAAAGATGATAAAGAGGTTCAATGTGTTCAAAGGAATGAATTAGCTCAATTAAATATGTCCACTATCACTAAACCATCTGAATATTTTCCAGTTTATTTATATGATAAAAATCATAGAATAGCTGTTTATCCTCAAACAATAAGCTCAGATATAACGGTATCTTATGTAAGGAAACCTAATGATGTAACTTGGAATTTTACAACTGGAGGGTCTAGTCAATATGTTTATAATCCTACAACTTCTGTGGATTTTGAACTAGATGTATCAGAAACTACAACTGTTATATTAGAAGTATTAAAGTATGCAGGGGTAACAATTAAAGATGCTTCTATTGTTCAAGCAGCGGGACAAGAATTAGCTGCAAATGAAATAAATGAAAAACAATAATAAATTATGGCTAGTGTAATACAACCACCAAACAATGGATTAATAACTGAGACAGGACAACAATACTATGCTGGTGCTCAAGGTTTTAGAGGTGATGCCGGTAATACAACTTCTCAAGCTTTCACTACTACGTTTAATACTGATTTATATTTAGGTAGTTGGGATCCTACTAATGAAGATTATGCTTTAAATAATTTTAAAATATATACTAGTACTAGTGGCGCTCAAGGTTCTTATACAGAATGGGTCACAGCTTTTACTGTAACTAATGGTAAGATTGTAACTCTTACTGCAGCTCCAGGTGCTAATGCTTATATAGTTGTTCAACTAAATAGTTTAACTGGAGGAAAATATGGTACTACAGAAGGTGCTAAAGCTTATGGCGAAGCGGTACAAGATAATTACGGAGGTTATCAATATGTAAAACTTAATGATGTAGTTAATAATTTTTTAGTAGGATATGTAGGACAAAATAAATTACTACCTAGTGCTAAAAGAACTGATGTTATATTCTTTGCAAAAAGAGCTATGCAAGAATTTAGTTATGATACTTTAAAAAGCATCAAATCAGCTGAATTAACTATACCTCCTAGTTTAACTTTAACCCTTCCTCAAGACTATGTTAACCATGTAAGAACTTCATGGATAGATCAATTAGGTGTTCAACATATAATATATCCAACTAACAACTTAACTACAAGTCCTTACTACACACAGACTCAAGATTCTACTGGAATGCCTACACAAGATAATTTTGGTAATGATACTGAAGGAACTTCAATAACTCAAGAGAGATGGCATGCGGCAAATGATAAAGTAATTAATGGTGCTTTTGTAGTAAATGATTTTACTAATGACCTATGGGCTTATAATTGGGATTATACTGGCAATTGGTTGGGAGCAAGTTGGGGACAACTTTATGGACAAGATGCTCAATATTCTCAAGCAAATGGGTGGTATAATATAAATGAAAGAGATGGGGTAATGTCCTTCTCTAGTAATCTTAATGATAAATTAATAGTGTTAGAATATCTTTCTGATGGATTAGCTTATGATTTAGATAGTAGAGTACCTAAATTAGCTGAAGATGCGATGTATGCTTATATCTTACATGCATTAATATCTACTAGAATAAACCAGCCTGAGTATGTAGTACAAAGATTAAGACAAGAAAAAAGTTCTAAATTAAGAAATGCTAAAATCAGATTATCTAATATTAAATTAGATGAAATAGTACAAGTAATGCGTGGAAAATCTAAATGGATAAAACATTAAATTATGGGACACCCGAGCGAAGACAGTTATAAACATAAAAATCTTGGGATTTTCTGGAA